GAACAAACTAACGAGGCAATACAATAATGGCTGAAGAGTATATTAATCGAGGTCTAGTTGAAAGACTGGATGGTGAGATAGAGTATGTGGACCCTACTGAGGGTCCTTTTACTTTAGACGACCTAAAGATAAATAAAAAAGATATAGAAGGCTTCTTAAAAAGGAAGAAGGATGCTCCTAAAGGGTTAGCAAGCACAATGCTAACGGATATAGCCAATCCTTTCTTTACCCAATATGGTGAGCAGAAGACACTTACAGGCTTGGCGACACAATCTAGTCTTGAGGCTATAAAAGACCAACTTATAGACCAAGCAATAAGAATACAAGAACAAAAGAAAATTTCTAAGAAAGCAGGTAAAGCACCCTCATACTTATCTTTAATGAGTCCTAAGAATGTAATAAAAGAAGCAAATAATATTACGGAAGGTTTTGTAGAACCTGTAGGTATGGGCGAAGGTCCTATCACACCTGTTGATAAAAAGACTGACCCCGAAACACTTGTAGGTCCAATTACGTACTTAGATTATTTAAAGTCAGTAACACCATTTACTGACGAAGTTCAGAAAGTTAGATATGAAACAGGTTCTTTACTTTCTCTATTTCCATCAACAGAGATAACTGTTGGAGCACCCGGAGGGTCTGTTGCATCAGGATTTAACCTGAGAGGACTGGCTAGTTTTGGTGATGAATTTTTAACCCAGAGTATTGTAGCAAAAGCTAAAAACATGGGGACAAAACAAGGTGCAGAGTTCATAGATGAATTTATAAAAGCAAAAAATATAGACGTAAATAAATTACCACAGAAACAAAAAGATGTAGACAGGTTATTAGAAAACAATCCAAAGAATGTACCTTTAATTAAAGTAAACCAATTAGGTGTACAAGAAGAATTAGCTAAGTTAGAGATAGAGCAAACAGGACCAGCAGATGTAACACAAGCAAATGTAGCAAGTTATATGAGTGAATATTCTGAGGGTTTTGGCACTGGTGCTACAAGTACAGAAAAAACAACAAAAAGTTTTAGAATATTGAACAGTGAAACTGGAGTTGGATATAAAGCAAAAAATGTGGATACTCCTTTTTCTTCTACTGGTCAAAGCTATATACATCCTCAAGTTATAGAAATGGGAGGGGAAACAGGTAAAGCACAATACGAGCCTATATATGGTCACTCTCGTTCATTACAACTAAGAGAATTAGGAGAAAATGATGTGCATCCTAGTCTAAAAGGAACTGGACTTATCTTAACAGGTAGCAAGAGTTTTAATAAATTAGCTTTTTATAGAAAAGATTTTGAGTTTTATCAAAGGTCAAATATGTCCGACCCTGATAAGCCTCCAACAATTCGCACCAATAGTGGTAATGAGTTTGAAATAGCAGGACCAAAAGATATTGATGTAAATAATTATGGGATAGAGGACAAACATCTCATGGAAATATTTCCTAACATAGAAATACCTGAAAGATTAAAAGGAGCAGTAGATAAAAAGGAGATTGATGATAAGTTCGGTTTATTATTAGACTTCAGAATAAGTATGCAAAAATTACGTGCAATATTAGAACAATTTACAGAAATACCTACATTAACTACTATAACAGGTCCCAATAAAACACGATATGGGGCAGCAGATTATTACACTTTTGAAGATATAATATCTTTACTAAAAAATATTGACAGTACAGAAGAATTAAAAAATATAGAAACATATATAACTAATTATGCAAAATTAGCGATATTGAATAGTTTAGAATCAAATAGATTTGGTGCAGCTACATTATACTCAGCACTTTTACCAGATGGAAAGGGACTAACATCAGTGTTAGGAAAGGTCAGAGGCTTAGAAGGCAGAAGTCCGATGGAATTAAATAAGTTAATGATGGACAAAATAAATTTTGAGAATCCTTTGTCTCATATAAAAATACATAATTTAGTCGCAACTTTAGCTAAAATAGAAGCCCAAAGAGCTATTACTAAAAATAAAGATAGTAAAATTAATATACCACAAGAAGCAGGAAAACTACTAGCAGAAGATAAAACATCAGATGCATTAATAAATTTACTCAAGCATGAAGAATTAGGAGGTGAAAAGTTATTATCTTTGTATAAACAGTCAAACACAAATGAAGATATGCGTAAACAACCATTCCATACTCCCGGAGAGTTAATATCTCATGGTGAACTAAGAAATAAGATACAAGAAGCAGAAAAAAACTGGGGCAATGGTAAAACTATACTACGTTTTGCAGAAGAACAATATGATACTTTTAAACCAAATAAAGCATTTTTAGATTCTAGGCAAATGATAGACCAAATGACTTATCTTAAGAACATTAGTGTTGAAAAAGCTAGAGAAGCCTACGACCTTGAAGAGTACTTAACAGATAAAACACCAAAAGGGGGACGACCAGAAAGAAGAACAATAAGTATAGCAAGTAAAGCTTTTGCAAGAATGATGGACAAGCCAGAGCAATTAGTTGAACTAACTACTTTACATAATGTAAAAAAAGCAATAGAAGGAGGCTTTGATAAAGTACAATTTAACACTTTTAGTACTCAAGCTAAGTTATCTAATTGGATAGATTTTAGTGGTAGACCAGAAGATTTAGAAAAATATTATTTCTCTCCGTTAGAAAATAATGCTACTGCTGGAGATGCTGCCTTATTTAAAATTTTAAATTTTAGAACAGAAAACCCGTTTGTAGAAGCTTTGCAAAATTCTTCTTTAAAGTTTGTTCGAGACGTTGGTTTTTCAAGAAGAGAATTTGATGCTCCTAAAGGAGGGCTTAGTGCGAACGAAAACGTAAAGGAATATATTAAACTTAATAAACAATATGATTTAGACAGGAAAATATCTGAAATTATTAAAGACGCTCCACAGGAAATAAAAGAGCAAATAAACAAGCTCATTATAAAAGGATTACTTTATTTAGATGATACGACTTTTTTAGTTCGTTCTGGTATCATGGATAAAAATGAATACAACAAGATTATAACAGACAACACCGGGCAATATGGAACAGTATTTGCTACTTCAAGAAAAGATATACAAGAATTTCTTAAGAAAGATGTTAATTTAGCAGAAAAGTTATTTTCAGATGAAGTTAATAAAATAGTTTACAAAGAAAGAGAAGGCGTGGTAAGAAAATTAATACGAGGTATAAAAGAGGGTCCGGGACTAAAGAACCCAATAACTAACCCTGTTTGGGCAACAACAGTAAAAAGAGCTTTATTAGATTCATTCTTTATGCTACCTAAAACGGAAAATCCTATGAGTTATGTACAAAAATTATCTGAAAATGTTTTTTATGGTAAATATGGTCACCCTTCAGACAAAGCTTTAGCTGATGGTATAGTAGGAGCTAAGAACGATAGGGGAGAATTACGTTACCCTAGGTTAAGAGACCAGTACGATAAAAATAAAATGAAAGCTTTAGAAAAAATGGGACTTAGTTATAAGTTAGTTAAAGATGGTAAGCCAAGTAGTCCGATGACTTTCATAGAAGTAAACTTAGGTGATACTAAAAAAGAAAAGTTAGAGTTACTTGAAAAACTAAACAACTATGAAGTTAAATTATATTCTTCAATGAACCCACTACCAAGTTTTAATGAAGTGAAAGAAGAAGAAAAAGAAGACCCTATGGCATTAGAGTCTACTTAATTACGTTCATATCTTTTATTTTATTCTCAATAATATCAGCTTGTAATCTTAAGTTATTAGCTACCTTAAGTAAAAATATTTTACTTTCATACGTAAGTCTAACATCTTTGTCCTTGAGCACAGTTACAGTGTGACTATCTAACAAGGAATCAATAATCTCTTTCCAATTATATTCATTGAACATAGCCTTTTCGCCTTCCGGACTAATGGTTATGCCTATACCATTTAGTGTTGGTAGTACGTAAAAATCAACTTGATTTATCAATTCTAATCTGCTGTTCACCATTTTTTATTTTTCTTCCTCTAAAGAATACTATTAAGTTAATACAAGTATTAATTGTTACGGCTATCACTAGCCACAACTGCCATATCTCTATCGTCATATTCATACCTTACGGGCAACTTGTCCCATTCTCTGACACTCATTCTAAATCTAGGCAACTGATGTCTGCCAGACTTATCGGGTAAGACTAAGTCACCTTGTGATATCCTTACCCATTTTCTACCTACAACTGCGTATACTACATAAGTTCCACAGATAGGATATTTACTTTCAAAAAATCTTGCCTTATACCTCTTTGCGTTTTTCCACACTTGACTCGGTGGCTTTTCTATTGTTGATATCATTTTGTCCCTCTCTAAATGCTTTAATTACGTCTGATGAAAATAACTTCTGTATATTAAGTAAATACATACGAGAAGCATTATGGTCGCCCCCTTTTACTGATTTAGTATAATCAAGGGAGTCAATAATACGACGTAAAACATCAGTGCGAAAAACAAGTGTTGCATAGGTTTCTTCTCCAATACAGAGGTTATGAAACCAATAATCTGATTCTGTTGCTTTGATTCCGGACTCTTTACCATAACTTTCATACTCCACTGCTATATTACCTGTTCGTTGCCACATATCTCTCTCAGACTTAACCTCAATCTTTTTGTTTTGAAGCATATCTGCGACAGCTCTCTCTCTGACTTCGCCCCACTGTAGGTCGATATCAAATTTTTTTCTATCCTTTACAGAAGGTCTCATTATTTTTTCGCTTTCGTTTCCGTAGGTTTTGTTTCCGTAGGTTGCTTTTCTGCTCTTCTTTCAAAGTATTTCATTATTAGTGTTAACCTAGAATCATACTTATCTATAGACTCTAACTCTTTATCTATAGATGCTAGTATATCAGAGTGCTCACCTATACCAACAGAAGTTCTTAAGTATACTTCTACGTTAGCTATATGCTTATTTATATGTCCCACATAGTAGGATTTAGCTGCTGCTAATAACATTTCTCTCATTTATTCCTCCTTAGATTTTTAAAGTAGCTGTTATTAAATCCACGTAACCATTCTTTACCTCGAAATGAGTTTTCATTATAAGGATTTGTTCTTTCATGGATACGCCCTTTTGTTTTAGTTGTTCTAAAAAAGTCTTTTTGACCTTGTTTAAAAAATCTATCTACTGTAGCCATAGCACGTTTACTTCCCAATGTCAACAACTTCACAACTATCGGCAGTACAAGCTAATGTTTGATTACCCGTAGTGTTGTCTTCATTTTCATAATCTTTTAACTTAGTCCAGTCTATAAACTGTGGCATCTTACTACTAAATTCTTTGTACACTTCTTCAGAACAATCTTGATAAGGTGCTTGCTCATAGACCATATCTGACTTAGGTAAGAATGATAAGCCCGATGCGATATCAAAGTTATCATATATCCAACTTCCAGTTTTAAGCCACTCATCTTTTGCTACTGATATAGTAACAGAAGGCTTATGCTCACACCAATGCTCAGCATAGATTTTCCAAAACTCTAGTTGCTCTATAGCAGACATATCATCTCTTGTTATACAATCATCCGGTGCTTTTATAGGGAAGCTAAATACAGCATTCTCTTTGCTCCACCCATCAGTTTCCCAAGGTATATCATTGTCCATCATAAACTTTGTGAGTGGGTCTTTCTTATCTCCACGAACTGTTCTTATGTAATATTTACTATGTCTTGCATGGATACCCGATGCAGAATCAGTTAATTGT